TATCAGGTAACAAAAGAAGAAGGTCGCTACTCAGAAACCTCACGCAAGTTCGCTCAACAGTTTGACGATGTAAAAGTTTGGAATCACTATTGGTTACCATTCCTGAAGACACTGGTCTAATCTCTCTGCCCCTAGCAATTTGGGGAGATGGTTATGCTCAATTCCTGCCTCAATGGTGGGCAGGAGTGCAGTCGCTTGAGACTAAGCCGTTTGAGATAAACATTGTCACCGATGAGAAGAACTGGGAAGCGGTCAAGGCAAGCGTTCCGAATGGGGGTGTTGTCAGGGTAATAAAAGAAAACCTAAACAGCTATGCCGAGTATTGGAATCAAGCAATCTATCTATGCGTTGGCAAGTGGATAGCGATCTGCAATGTCGATGACTACTTCCTACCTAAAGCCTTGAACTCAATTCCTGAGGCAGAGGCCGCAGGTTGCAACCTAGTCTGCGACTGGCTTAGAACCAAAGGCTCGGACTCGGTTCAGCAGTGCATTTGGAATCCAATGACCCTTGATTATGAGTTTGAATTGGGCGGTGCTAACCCCATGACCAGAGACCTCTGGCAAGCCTCTGGAGGCTTCCCTGAGGGCATAAGATTCGCCGACTGGGGTCTTGCGCTACATATGAGGAAAACTGGTCTCGTAAAGCCGTATAACACCCCTACGATGAGGATTGTCTATGACCGAGGTTATGACCGCATGACACTCTCTGGGGCATTGCTTGGACCAGACCAAAGAGCCGAAGGCATGGAGCAGATTAGACAACTTGCAAGGTCGCTTCGGTGAAGGTTCTCATCTTGGGAGCTGAGGGGATGCTTGGCTCGGCGATGGTCAAAGAGCTTTCTTCTTTTGACCTGATTGCACCCTCACGCTCAGAGTATGAAGCACCTGACTCGATTGACCAATTCATGCTGACCGAGGGCGATGTTGTTATTAACTGCATTGGTGTAATCCCGCAGAAGAAGCCGACAGTAGAAAAGCTGGAAAAGATAAACGGCGATTTTCCACACCTGCTCGCAACTCGCAAAGACCTTTACTTCATTCAGATTGCAACTGACTGCGTGTTCGCAGGTGACAAAGGTTTCTATACCGAGGAATCCGAGCGAGACGCAACCGACCCCTATGGCGTGAGCAAGAAGCGAGGCGAGGTCTCAGCAGCGAACTGGCTCAATTTGCGCTGCTCAATAATCGGAGCGAATGGCACAGGCTCGCTATTCGACTGGGTGAAGAACCAACCCGAAGGCGCAAGAATAAACGGCTTTGTCAATCACTACTGGAACGGCGTGACAACCGAGGCGTTTGCAAGGGTGGTCGCAGGGATAATAAAACAGAATTACCTATTGGCTGGAACTCAGCACCTAGTCCCCGATGACTGGGTTTCCAAATACGACCTAGTAAAGATGATTGCCAAGCGGCTAGGCAGAGATGATATCGAAGTGATACCAACCATAACCAACATGATTGACCGAAGACTTGCGACCAAATTCAGCTACACCAACCGGCTGCTCTGGCGCAACAGCCGCTACCTCAGAGGGCCGATGATTTCGGAGATGGTCAGAACAATGTCGGTAGAATAGAGGCGGAGGAACAATGGCAATCACAAATGGCTACGCTTCACTTTTACAGCTCAAGGCAGCACTAGGCATAGCTGACGGCATTGACGATCCGTTACTAGAAATGGCAATTGAATCAGCCTCTCGCCAGATTGACTCCTACACCGAGCGTTACTTTTACAACGCTGGAACTGCTACCAAAATCTTTGCCCCTATTGACAACTATGTTTGCGAGACCGAGGACTTTATTACCCTGACCAGAGTTAGGACATCCGAAGACGGCGAGACTTTTGACACCACTTGGGAAGCGAAAGACTGGCAGGCAGAGCCTCTGAATGGTCGAGCAGGTGGAGTGACAACTTCTTACTACCAGATCAGAGCAATTGAGGACTACCTGTTCCCATACCGCAACGGCGAAGCTACAGTCGAGATAGTCGGCACTTGGGGTTGGACTTCAGTGCCAATCGCAATCACTCAGGCAACTGTCATTCTTGCCTCAAGAATCTTCAAGCGACTTGACTCGCCTCTGGGAATTATCAGCGGAGAGCTTGGTTCAATGCGTGTCGGCTTCAGACTCGACCCAGATGTCCAGCACCTAGTTGATCCATACCGCAAAATCAGGATGGCATAGTGGCCTCAATCACAGAGCTGCGTGATGGACTTGCTGCGAACCTAGCAACCATTCCGGGGCTAAGAGTTTCCCCAACTATCCCTGACAACCCATCGCCTCCAATCGCAATCGTGCAACTTGCAAGAGTGCAGTATCACCAAGACTTCAAGCGAGGAATGACCGAATACAACTTTGCCGTTCAGGTAGTTGTTGGCAGGGTAGATGAAAGAACTGCTCAAAGAAATCTCGATGCCTACTGCTCAAGCACCGGAGACTCATCCGTTTCGCTTGCGGTAGAATCGGATAGGACACTAGGCGGAAAGGCCTTTGACTGCATAGTGACCGAAATGACGAACTACGGATCAGTGCTGATTTCAGATGTTACTTATCTGGCAGCCGAGTTCAATGTTCGTGTGTTAGCTAACTAATTAGGAGAAAATAAATGGCAAAGCAAATCCTGACGGATGTTGTTGTCCAGCTCAACGGAACTGCAATCTCGCAGAATGTAAACTCCGTTGAACTAACCACCACTTCCGATGCCATTGAGACCACATCTTTCGGCAGCTCCGGCTGGCGTGAATACAAGGGTGGACTCAAGTCTGGCTCAGTAACCCTTTCAATGCACAACGACTACGCAAGCACAGCACTAGACAGCGTTCTTTACAACCTGTTCAACACCATTGCAACAGTAGCTGTCTTCCCTGCTGGAACTCCAGCGGGAACTAATGCACCTAAGTATGAGTTCACAGTCTTAGTTGACAATGTTGCTCCTGTTTCGGGTGCTGTTGGAGACTTGGCTGTTCAGAACCTGACTTGGACCATCACTGGTGCAGTCACTAGAGGAACATCAGCCTAGATAACTAAATAAGAAAGGAGACCAAGATGAGGATGCAGCTACAGGTCGAGTTCAATGACGAGACCAAAAAGGATGTCAAGATAATCATGGCTGACATGGTTAAGTTTGAGTCCGAGCAGAACATCAGCATTGCGAAGCTAGGGCAGGAAGGTAAAGTTACTCACCTGCTCTGGCTCGCTTGGTCAGCTCTAACCAGAGAGAAGCAAACAACCTTGGGCTTTGACGCTTGGGTTGAAACAGTTGCTTCAATCGGAGCAGTTGACCCAAAAGCATAGAAGGGCTTGGCGATAGCTCGGCTCATTGGTATTTGGTGAACATTGCCTATGAGTTCAAAATCAGCCCGCTTGAGTTACTAAAACTTGACGAGAGAATGCTTTGGACAATGGGTCGCTTCCTGATCTGGAGAGCGCAAGAACTTAGCAAGAAGTAGCGAAACCCCTCCCAACCGGGAGGGGCTTTGCTTTTAGCTAGGAGACCAGTTGAGCGATCTCGCTAGGGTAAAACTCAGCGTTTTTTAGATACTCAAATCTGACAATGTTTAGTGACTCATTGGCCTCTAATAGCCTGCCAGTCAAAAGATAAATAATTCCCTGAATAGCTTTGTCGTTCAATCCCATTTGTTGCATGGCTCTAACGGTTCGGCGAGGGCTGTTATTGAAGTGGTAAGCCATCCAATCAAAGCTGTTGCCAACTAGCCCTTCATCTGTCGTTGCCATTCCTGTAAAAATTGAAACCGCCGCAGTAGTGCAATGAAGCCAGTCAGCCAAGAAATCTGCGGTGTCAATATGCAAAGTTGTAAAATACTCATGCTCTTGATCCTGAAATCCCTGATTGTTGCTGAATAGTAAGTTGCAAAATGTGGTATTCATTTCGTAGCCAATAGCAACTTTGTCATGTTCAAACTGAACCTGCCAGCTAGTCAAAACAGACTCAATGTTCTCTAGGATTAGTTCTTTGTTTCTGCTCATTTCTTTCCCTTTCTTTGAGCTAGGTCAAGGCTAGGGGATTGTCAAGCATTTAGGCAGGGTCAAAAGATAACAGTTTGATAACAAGGTAGAATTGAGGCTAAAGGTGGTCCAATGCGCTTAGAGTTTCAAATCCCCATACTTGGCACACAAAAGCCTAGCTATTCGGTCAAGGACATCCGCACCCTTCAAAAGAACCTGCGAGAGATTGAGCCGGGGCTACGGACTCAATTTGTCCGAGAAATCAAGGTGGTTGGTCGAGAGGCAGAAAAGCCAATCAAGAGTGCAATCCGCAATGTCCAACCGCTGAGTGGAATGATTGACCACTATGGGGCAACCTCATGGAACAACGGATCAAAAGCTCCCGACTCAACAACTGTTCGCTTTAGAACTCAGGCAGGTGGTAAGAGCCTAAACACCACACTAGTCAGCGTTCGCCTAAACTCCGCTGCCGTCAACATTATGGATATGGCTGGAAGGTCAGGCAGAAGTGTTGGTAAGGGTAAGCGAAACAGCGGCCTTACTCCAGTTGTAAGGCGCACAGCGTCAGGTGATTTGGTTTCCTATGCTCGCAGAACTCCAGCCGAAGCCGGAAGAGCCTTCATTGCCAAACTAAATGCAGCATCAGGCATCCTCAAGCGAGGTGCATCTCGTATTGCTTGGCCTGCTGTTGAGAAGGACTTGCCTGACTTTGAGAAAAGAATTGACAGCATCATTCAGAATTACTATCGGATTGCGAACAGGAAGTTTGACTAAATGGCAGTAAATGTAGTCCTCAAATCTGTCTGGGATGACAAGGGTGTCAAGTCTGCCCTCAATGAGTTCAAAGACTTTGGCAAAGGCGTAGGAGTTGCATTTGCTGCTGTTACCGCTGCCACCGCTGCTGCTGCCACAGCCCTAATCAAATTTGGCGCAGACTCAATCGCTGCTGCCGAGAATGTCGCACAGGCTAACAACCGACTTGAGCAGGTCGCTAAGTCGATGAACCTGTTTGGATCGCAGACATCTGCGGTCACTCAGAGAATCATCGAGTTTGCCGAGGCTAACGAATTATCCCTAGCGGTTGACGCTGAGGTCATCAAGCAAGCTCAAGCAAAACTCCTAACCTTCAAGAATCTGGCTCAGAGCGCAGACGAAACAGGCGGAGCGTTTGACCGGGCAACGATGGCTGCAATTGACCTAGCAGCCGCTGGATTTGGCTCGGCAGAGACTAACGCAACTCAGCTCGGAAAAGCCCTACAAGACCCCATCAAAGGCCTCACAGCCCTAACTAGATCGGGTGTGACTTTCACGCAGGAGGAAAGAAACAAGATAAAGGTCATGGTCGAGTCGGGGCAAGTTCTCGAAGCTCAG